TGGACAAAAGAAGTTAGCACAAGACTTGCTAAAACTTGAAGCAGATAAGCAAAAGGCATTATTGGATATAAAGCAAAATGCAGCAGATAAAGAGATTGAACTTGATATTCTTAGGATTCAAACTTTGGAGGCATTAGGCAAGGCTACATTAGATGATAAGAAGCAGTTAATTAATGACGAGTTAAAGCTAAAGATCAATGCCATAGATCGAGAGTTAGTAGCGGAAGATGAGAAGGAAAAAAAGCGAGCATTGGCAAGGGCTAAAGCAAATGAGCAAATTAAAAAGCTTGACGATGAATCAAAGAAAAAACAGATTGATGATGCTATTGAAATAGCCGATCAAACTGTTGCGGTGATAAACACTATACTTGACTTCCAGAAGCAAGCATCAGAGAACAGGATCAACGATATTACTGCAACCAAGAATGTAGAGATTGAGGCAATCAACCAAACATTAGATACTGAAAGAGATAAGCAAAAGCAAAGAGAGGCAGCAGAACTACGGGCAAGCAAAAGGATCAACGAAGAAAAGACTAAGCAAGCCAAGCGAGATAAGGCGCAGGCATTGTTTCAAGCAGGAATCGATCTTGCTGTTTCAATCTTAAAGACGGGAGCGCAACTTGGTTATCCTGCTGCGATTCCTTTCCAAGTGGTTGCTGGTATTGTCGGGGCTGTTCAAATTGCTGCCATTGCATCCAAGCCAATTCCTAAATTTAAGAAGGGTGGAATGGTTGGAGGCAGAAGCCATGAGGCAGGCGGTACAATGATCGAAGCAGAGAAAGGTGAGTTCGTGGTTAACAAGTCATCAGTGGCTCGCCATCGGGATGCACTCGATGCAATGAACCGATCATCAGCAGCATTTAAGAAATATGTTGATGAAAGATATGTACGCCCTGCATTGATGGACTTCGCTGCAAAGAACAGAGGCGCAAATGTAACCGTTAACGCATCGCTGAACAGCAAGTCAATGGAGCGAGAGATCAAAGGGCTTCGCAAGGATTTGAAAGGCAAGTCAACAGTGGTAAACATTAACTCATCAGATTCAAGATACGAATGGCACAGGAATTAAAGTTCTTACTTGATGGGCTTGATCGGGGGCAGCCATTAAATGCAGATGATTTCGGCTTTAAGATTAACGAGGACACAAACCTTAACGCAAGGCTTGTGTCGTTTGACAATGACTTAAACTTTGATGGATCAGTTTATTCCTATCTGTTTGATCTATTTGTTGAAGGCACTTGCACACTTGTTAAAGTTAAAGTTCTTTACACTTGCTCAACTGGATTGCAGCCGTTGGTTGATGGATGGTTTATTTTATCTGAGTGCGTATTCGATCTCGATAAGTGCAGGGTAACGACTAAGTTGTATGATGAAACATTTAGCACTAAGATAAATAACAACAAATCAATCCCATTCAGCACAGCATCAGCCAAGACTAAAAACCTTTTCGACATTACACCTCCAACTCCAAAAGAGATTGAAATGTTTAATCCACCTACTGGAGTGTATGGTGTTGAGAATCCAAAGGGCATAACTGTATATCAAGCCTTCCAGCATTTAGTTGGTTGTATGACTGACAACTTAGTTGATTTCGCTTCTGACTTTTATACAGTACAACCAGCACCATCGGAAACCGTAATGCTAACAAACGGGCGTGCTATCTTTAATCGGGATGACACCGAAACGCTTTTAACATTTGAGCAGTTGTTTGTTGCACTCAGCAAAAAGACAAGGTTAGGCTTGGGATTTGAAAAGCAATCCAATGGCAGACCATTGCTTAGAATCGAACCAGCAGAATACTTTTTCCAATCGAACAATTCAGCAAGCCTAATTGATCAACCAAACATCAAGATGTCAGTTGATACTACGACATTGTATTCATCAATCATATTTGGCAATGCTCCCTATCTTGAGCAGTTTGAATGCAATAGAGGCGAAACAGCCTGCACGTTTTTACAAGTTCCATTCAGAGGATTTAGAGATGAAACCTTTGGGATGTTAGGCACTTGCAATAACGCAACCCAATTAGATTTACAGAGCAATGAAGTGGTATTCGATACCAATGTAATTGAGGACATCTACCGATTTAATTCTGATCAGTTTATGACCAATCCTGTGGTGATTTATAGCAATGTGATCCCTACAATTGGATCAGATAGGTATCAGGCAAAGCAAGGCGATCCGCTTTCAATAGGTCAGACAATTTACAATGCAGAGTTCACCAACGAGCAAGTTAGTGCTAATTGGTTGGGTGGTTATCCTAACAGCCTTGTAGAATACATTGGAGGGTTTGATCCATTAGACACTGACTTTGATTACAAGATGGATGCTTCACCAACTCAATCTTGGGAGTATGATGAAGTGGCTGCAAGTTATTTTGATTGGACTGGTGATTACCTTGTATTTGGAACTGCTGTAAATGCTAATACGGCTTTCGTAAATGGCAGATCCTATGTCGCTCCTTATGCTGGAGTGTATAGCTTTTCATTTACCGCAGTGTTGGCTGATATATTAGCAACAGGCAGACGAAGCATTGTTCCAGTGTTGAGAGTGTTTAATGCACAAGGTGATCTATACCAAAGTTTTGAAGGTTCTGGTGTTAGTGATTTTAACATCAACCCTATTTACGTTTTTATGAATGCCACCTTTGCTTTGAATCAAGGAGATCAGGTAAGATGCGATTTAATTGGACGGCAGCAAACGGCAGGAGGATTATTGAATCAGGTAATACTTGACACTCTTAACATAGCTGGAGTGGATCGGTTTACTGAATTTGCAGGAATCGGTGTGCCGTTCGAGCCTTCAATATTGCAGCCTGTTGATACTGACACAATCAGAAATGTGCTTTACACTTTCGAGCGACCACTATCAATGAATGAGATCACATCCATCATCAACCAAACATCATCACCTATTGAGTTAGGTCGCACAGAAGATTCATTGGCAGTGATTGATGGCTACATTAAAACGATGGAAGTTCAATCTGTTATAAGGCAAAACGCTAAATTTGTACTAAAGTCTAACGAGATCCTGCGATGAGTTATAACTCCATACCTAACCAACCTATTGTATTCAAGCCATCGGCAGAACTATCAAATGACTGCGGATGCGGTGGTGATGGCTTCAAGCAACTTGTCGATTTCGATGATGAGATATTTTTTCAGATTGAATCGACTCCTTGCAATGAAACGGGAACTTTTGGCGGTGCTATCACTTTACAGGATTGGGAGGAAAGCGGATCGACAATTATCTCAACTGCGCCATCAGCATCAGGCTTCTTCAGTCAGCCATTCTATCCGCAAGATATGTATGGCGTTATCAGGGTAGTGGTTGAGGTGTCTGACATCATCGGATCTTTAGTTGTTGGGGTATCGGGAGCATCAACCCAAACGATCACAGCAGCAGGAACGCACACTCTTTACTTCGATACTATCCACCTACTGACTAACAGCAGCATCACGCTAACAATATCGGGTAACACCTTTGTAGGTAGCTTTGTATTCATTAGCTTGGTCGGCATTCCGAATGGTGGCTTGTTTTTGGGCGTGGTGGATGCTGATGATGTTAATACCATTGTTGCAAGGATTGATCCAACCATCACAACCATCGATCAATATCTGACTGCTGGCTTCTCGATGGTTGATGTGGCACTATCAGCAGGCTGCTACCGTTTAGCGATTGCCGAATATTGCACAAATTTATGCGGTCAATACTTCATCGTCAATCCTTACTTTAATGCCACAGGATCAGGAGTGCCTAGTTGGAGTTCAATCATTGGCACAGGAGTTACGAATTGGGTGATCGATCCGAACTTAGCCAGCATCGAATTGGGCAGCGGAGAGAGTGCATACCTTGAATCGGTTACGGAAGTATGCGAGGGTGTTGAGTATTCTTTAGAGATCACTGTGGATGCCATTAGCAATGCAAGGCTGCGATTATCTGTTGATGGAACTCTGTATGGCTCACCTATCACAACAGCAGGCGTTACAACCATTGTATTCACTCCGACTTTATCGGGCGAGATTAGTCTATTAGGATCTCAGATCAGTGGCACACCATCGCTTATTGAAGTGAGCAAGGTAACACTAAGGGCAATCTACACTTCGGTTAACTATGACCGTTACAGCGATGTGATTGCAGTTGGTGAATACAGCGGATGCGATTACTTCAAGTTGGAAGGCTGCAATGGCGAGAATCAATTTGGGTTTGCTTTCTACGGATCATCATTCCTGCCATCAATAAGATTGAAAGGTAGAAGGTATCAGGCACAATATGACACCGATGCAGATCTATTCAGATACGCATCAGGAAGGTGGCACGCATCGTATGTTGATCGCAGAAAGCGACATACCTACTTCTTTGGTAGATTGCCTGAGTATGTGCTTGACTTCTTATCGATCTTAGTGTACTTCGATAACTTATACATCAATGGTGAAACGCACTTCCCTGCTGAGGCAGACTTCCCTGAGATCGAGTATAACGATGCCGATGATCTTGGAACTTTAAGCATTGACCTATACCGAAAGACGGGCATAGTTAGAAAGACAGTTTGTGTTGGTGTTGATGCTGACTGCTTGCCATCCATCTTGAATTTGGATGAGCCATTCTTGCTTTACCAAGATGAGAATCGAATCATCACTCAGGACAATATCAATTTGTTTCAAGAATAATTTTGTAAATTTGCAATCATCATCATAGACGTAGGACTTCTGATGCCATCCTATTGAATCGGCATTAACGAACAATAAAAAACTACAAAACTATGGGATGCGTATCATATTGCGATTCCTCATTGCTGGATCACAATCTTGTCAACTGTAACGATTACAAGTTGGGCGGAGTATCAGCAATTTTGGTCGGAGCGTGTGGAACGGAATTAGTTGATCCTTCAGATAGCGTTGAAGTACAAGCCTTAATTGATGCTGGCACTGCCAAGCTAATTGAGGATATTCGCTTCGCTCTTCCTGCTGGATCACCAGTTACCGTTGATTCACCAATCGGCTGCGGAACACCAATCAGAATCAACGAGGATCGTACTGCCACGCTTTACGATGCTAACGTAACTGATGAGAATAACACCTTCTGGAATGATGTGAACAATAGACGAATCTCTTGGATCTTAGCATTCCTTTGCGATTCAGGAACAGTTGTTTATATCAACCCTAATGTTGGTATCACTTCATCGGCTAACTTCATCATTCCTGAGCAGAACAATGAACTGCAAAGATATGAGGTAACTTTTTCGTGGAGAGATAAAAACATCCCTTCACAGTATCCTGCTCCTGCTGGCATCTTCGGATAATGACAGAGGCAACACAACCACAAAGCCAAAGCACTGCCTCGATTGGGGTGGTGCTTATGGCGTTTGGTAGACCTCAATACTATTGGGCAGCCTACAACTTAGCTTATTCAATTAAGCGATTCAATAAAGATATTCAGATCACTTGCTTGATCGAATCAAGGAGCGATGCTGACAAATATTGCGGTGATCTTCACGAGGTCATTGATAGCTTCATCGAGATTCATCACGATCACTTATACACCAACAGAAAGTTAGATCCAGCAAAGGCGAAGGTTTATCTTTACGATTACCTTCCATACGACAAGAATGTTTATCTTGATGTAGATGCTGTGGCACTAAAAGACATTCAACCAATGATTGATGAGTTGGTAGCACTTGGCAAGCCTTACGCAAGCCATACAGTAGGCTATCACACCATCGCTGAAGGGCGCAAGATTGACTCAATGCAGTGGGCTTATGCCGATGACATTTGGGCGCATTACAAGTTTGATGAGTCAACAGTATTGCCAGCCATTAACAGTTCTGTTCAATACATTGAAAAGTCAGCAAAGGCATTGGCACTCTACAAGATCGCACAAGATTACCTAA